AACTACGAGTTGTTGAAGCGGTACCGCAGCAAGTTGGAGCATTCGCGTCGTTGGCGCAAAGAGGAGAGGTGTGACGATTTGTGGCAACGGATGATTGACCTGTATCGCGGCAAGCATCACCGCAGCGACATCAAAGAAGACCAGTTGCTTGTCAATATGGCGTTCTCCACCATCAACATCGTTGCGCCATCGGTGTCGGTGAATCATCCGAAGATTACGGTGAATGCCCGTCGCCCAGAGGACGGGGACAAGGCGGTGGTCACTGAGGCGATTGTGAACTATTGGTGGCGTCATTATGACTGTCAGAAGGAGTTTCGTCGCGCGGTGAAGGATTGTTTGATTGTCGGTCACGGGTGGGTGAAGACCGGGTACCGCTACGTGGAAGAAGAAAAGGTTGTTGAGAACAATTTTGATTCGTTTGACGAATTGGTGGAGGTTCGCGAGGAGAACGTATCGGAATCCAATCTGATTGTCAAAGAGGACCGCCCGTTCGTTGAACGGGTGTCCCCGTTTGACGTGTTCGTTGACCCCGATGCGACAAGCATGGAGGATGCCCGCTGGATTGCGCAACGTATCCGTCGTCCGTTGGAGGATGTGAAGAAGGATAAGCGTTACAATTCGACTGCCCGTGGTGAGGCTGCGCCGAGCCACTACAGCAAATGGGGTCAGGATTCGTTCCGTCCGCGCAGGTCGCAGGACCCGATGGATTCGTATGTTGAGGTGTTTGAGTGGTACGACATTGACCGCAACACGGTGTCGGTGTTTTGTGACGGGTCGGACAAGTTCTTGGTGGCGCCACGCGAAATACCTTTTGCGTTCGGGCAGCCGTTCGTGATGATTCGCAACTATGACGTTCCGGAGACGTTCTATCCGATGGGTGAGTTGGAGGCGATTGAGCCGCTGCAGCACGAGTTGAACCAGACCCGCACACAGATGATGAACCACCGCAAACGGTTCTCCCGCAAATGGTTGTACAAGGAAACCGCGTTTGATACCGATGGTCGTCAAGCGTTGGAGTCCGACGAGGACAACGTGATGGTTCCTGTTATTACGGATGACAACCTTGGGAATGTGATTAGTCCGATGCCGGCAGTCATCAATCCGCCCGAGTTCTACAATCAGTCGGATTTGATTTCGTCGGACATGAACCGTGTGTCAGGTGTGACGGAGTATCAGCAGGGTGCGTTGCCCGAGATTCGCCGTACCGCCACGGAGGCGGCGATTGTGCAGGATGCGTCGAATGCGCGCGCGAGCGACAAGTTGGCGATTATTGAGCGTTCTATTGGTGAGTGTGCGCGTCGTCTGGTGATGTTGGCTCAGCAGTTCATGACTGGTGAGCAGGCGATTCGTGTGGTGGGGTCTGAGGCGCAGCCGCTGTGGTTGACGTTTGACCGCGACTATATTCAGGGCGAGTTTGATTACGAGGTTGAGGCTGGGTCTACGGCTCCGATGAATGAGTCGTTCCGTCGTCAGCGGGCGTTGCAGATTGTGGATGCGATGGCTCCTTTTGCTGGGGCTGGGATTCTGGACATGGGCAAACTGGCAACCTACGTGTTGCAGTACGGTTTCGGCATCAAGCAGGCGCAAGGGTTTATTACCCAGATGCCACCAATGGGTCCGGAGGGTGCGATGCCGCCTCAAATGGGTGGTCAAGGGCTGCCTCCGGGTACGGGTGCGGCTGAGGCTCCGCCGACTGGTGGCATGCCGTTGCCGAGCAATATCCCGCCCGAGATTCTGTCGCAACTGTTGGCTTCGGGTGCGCCGTTGGCGAATACGCAGTTGCCATTTGAAGAAACGATGTAGTGCCCGGTACTAGGGGTAGAGCAACCGCCGAAGGAGGACTCTGTGCAAGAAGAATTTGAATCCACCGTTGAAAGCGTTCCTGACACACCCGTAGAAGGGCAAGTTGAGGCGGACGCCGAGATTGGTGATACCCCGGTTGGGGAACCGAAAGAGTATTTCGCTTGGGACGAATACGCTGACAAGCCCGTCAAGTTGACTGTTGATGGCGAAGAAATTGAGGTTCCTTTGGCTGAGGCGCTCAACGGGTACCAGCGTCAAGCGGACTATACACGCAAGACGCAGGAACTCGCTGAGCAACGGAGACAGGTGCAGTTTGCTGGCGCTTTGCAAGAGGCTTTGCAGAACGACCCGAGCGGCACTCTGGAACTGCTTTCGCAACATTATGGTGTGAATCAGAAACCAACGTCCGAAGAGGACGAGTTTTTGGACCCTATGGAGAAGCAGTATCGGCAACTTGAATCTCGTATTCAGGCATTTGAGCAAGACAAGGCGATGCGTGAATTGGAGAATCAGATTGAGTCTTTGTCACGGAGATACGGAGACCTGTTTGATGCCAATGCGGTCGTAGCGAAAGCGTTGGCGACAGGTAACACGAATCTGGAAGCAGTCCATAAACAGATTGCATTCGACCGTTTGTATGAACAATCCCAAACCAAAGGAGAAACCAAGGTGACGCCAGAGGAAAAGAAGATTGTTGAAGCCAAACGGGAGGCTGCGGTTGTGTCTAAGGGTGCTTCTGCGAAGAGTGCCGACGTGTCTTCAAAACCAATTCGTACAGTCCGCGAAGCCTTTGAATCTGCCAAAAAGCAGTTTGAGGGTTAGCACAATTTCAACCAAGGAGTAATTCATCATGACGGCTAACGCCAACTTTGATGCGCTGCTTTCCACAACGCTTGCAAACTACCGTGCGCAACTGACGGACAACGTGTTCTCTGCACGTCCGTTGACCTACTTCCTGATGGACAAGGGTCGCATCCGCATGTTGAACGGTGGTACCAAGATTGTTGAGCCGCTCATCTACGGTCAGAACGATACGGTCTCGTCGTACAGCGGGTACGACACCATCTCGCTCACCGCGCAAGCAGGAATTTCGGCTGCTGAGTACGAGTGGAAGCAGTACGCTGCGTCCATCGCCATCAGCGGTATTGAAGAGGGTAAGAACAACGGCGAAGCAGAAATCATCAGCCTGCTGGAAGCCAAAATCATGCAGGCAGAGGAATCGCTGCGTGAAGGCTTCAACCAGATGTTTTTCTCTGACGGAACCGGTAACTCGGGCAAGAACTGGAACGGTCTCGGCAACATTGTCGAAGCCTCTGGTACTGTCGGCGGCATCAACCGCGCGACCGCCGGTAACGAGTTCTGGCGTTCGTACGAGGAGAACACCGCTGGTGCGCTCACTCTGGCTCAAATGTCAACGGCGTACAACACCGTGTCGGTGGGTAATGACCACCCGGACATGGTGCTGACGACCCAAACCCTGTTCGAGAAGTATGAGGCTCTGTTGCAGCCGCAACTTCGTTACACCGACACCAAGACTGCAGATGCTGGTTTCCAGAACCTGCTGTTCAAGGCTGGTCCGGTTGTGTACGATGTGCACTGCCCCGCTGGTGTCATGTTCTTCCTGAACAGCAAGTATCTGACGCTTGTCGGTCACAGTGCCAAATGGTTTGCTCAGACGGAGTTCGTCCGTCCAGAGAACCTAGACGCACGTTATGCTCTCATCATGTGCTACGGCAATTTGACTTGCCGAAACGCAAAGAAGCAGGGCAAACTGACGGCCAAGACGGCCTGATAAGGGAGAAGATGTCGGGGCAGGGGGATGAAGCCCTCTGCCCCGCATTACAACAACAAGGGAAAGTGAGATAGTTATGCCACAACAGTATGCAGTGCTAGACAACGGTCAAGGAAGCGGTGGCAAAAAGCCGCGTTCTGCCAAAGTCAAGTACGTTCGTCAATACCTGAAGAGCAAAGGTGTTACGCCGACGAGGGATGCGGCTTCTCGCAGTGCGCGTGAGCGTAAACTGCGTGCAAAGGCTCGTGCCGAGTTTGCCGCAAAAGGCAAAAAGTCGTCATCGTCGTCATCGCGCAAGACCTCGCCCAAGACCATGCAGCCTTCGACTACGACCCTAAAGCCAAAGCGTGGCGGATTTCCGCAAGGAAAGCCAGCGGGTATCGGCAAGGGTTACTGAGTTAGTTGGTTCCCCGCCTCATGACACCTCCCTTCCGTGGGGTGGGGACCTTCAAGTAGGAGATAGTTATGGCAAAGAAGAAACCCAAGTCTCGTCCTGTTCCACCTGAACCACCCAAATCTAGGCTTCGTGGTAAAGGCTTTTTGCCGCATGGTGGTGCAGATTTGACGCGAGAGGCATTTCCAAGATTTGTAGAAGTTGACCCCGAACGGTACAAAAAAACAAAACCGACAGGACCGCTTCGGGGAACTCTTATCAATGGACCGGGTCCCAACAAGCCGAATCCAAATAATAAAAAAGGCAAACTTCGTGGAAAAGGTTTGCCACAACAACCACCGTCTGGCAAACTTCGTGGAAAAGGTTTGAAGAACAAGTTATCCGTCAAGTCTCCGAATGGGGTTTGGACCATTCTTGGCAAGTAGCAACTGGGGCTAAGGATGATGAAAGGTTCTAAGCCCGCCTACGCACTTTACGGTCAGCCCGTCAGTGGTCAACGACCAGCCCATCAGGGAGTAGAAGGGGCACGCTTGCAGGCTGGTGGGGGTGAATACACAGGTCGCAACCGTTGCGTTGCCGACAACGACACATGCGAAGGTCCTCGCGCAAAAGGCACCCAGTACTGCATCGGTCATTTGCGTAAAGCCGCCAAGGGCGGTGATGTCGCTTGAATCTAGCCGAAGTTCGCACGATGGTCCGAGACATCTCGGACTTGGACACCGTTGACCTGCCCAACAGTCTGTTGGATACGTTCGTCAAGGAAGCGTTCCAGCGCGTCGTCGCTTTAGAGCGACGCTGGCCGTTCTACCAAGAAACATACACGATGAACACCGTCACTGGTCAACGTCCGTACACCATCTCCACTATCGGGGACATTCGGGAAATAATTTCAATCGTGGAGACGACGACATCGGGCAACAGGTTTTGTGAGATTGCGTACGATGATGCCGAGGAAATTTGGTTGGGTAACACCGACGTTGCTAGCCGCCCCTATTT